TCTGATCAAGAAAATTTAACTGATTACACACCAACTTCTATTAACACTGCTGGAACATTAAGATTAGATTCAGGAACAAAAATAATAGGTGCTGCTAAAGGTAAAGATTATATTTTAATTTTAACAGATACCTCTGCTTACATAATGCAGTTTGTAGGACCACCTTTTACTTTTTCTATAAGACAAGTAGGATCAAATTGTGGTTGCATAGGCCAACACGCAATGAAATATGTAAATGGTGCAGTATATTGGATGGGTGAATCTGGTGGTTTTTTTGTTTTCGATGGTACTGTAAAATCATTACCATGCGAAGTTGAAGATTTCGTATTTACAACAAAGAATGGTGATAACTTAGGTGTTAATTATCAAAATGGTGAATCAGTTTACGCAGGACTAAATCATTTATATGAAGAGATTTGTTGGTACTATCCTAAAGCTGGATCCGATTTTAATGATAGATATGTATGTTTTAATTATCAAGATAGAACTTGGGTGACAGGTTCTTTGTCAAGAACCACATGGGTAGATGCAAATTTATATTCTGTCCCATATGCAACTGAGTTTACAAGCACAGGAACTGGATCTTTTCCTGACGTTCAAGGAGTAACAAACATAAATGGTTCTACAACCTATTACGCACAGGAAACTGGAGTAGATCAAGTTGATACTGCAGGAAACAAAACAGCAATACCTGCTTTTATTGAATCAGGAGATTTTAGTTTGAATATAGAAGGTAATGCTCAAGTGTTTATGAGTATGCGAAGATTTGTTCCTGATTTTAAAACAATACAAGGTGATGCTCAAGTAACTATTCTGCTAAGAGACTTCCCAAGTGACACAGAAGTATCGTCTCCACTTGGACCATTCACGGTCACCGGATCAACACAAAAAGTAGATACTAGAGCTAGAGCTAGATTTGCTAGTTTAAAAATTGCTAATACAGGAACAGAACAGAATTGGCGTTTTGGAACTTTTAGAGCTGATGTACAACCAGACGGAATGAGGGGATAATGGAACCAGATTTATTTGTACCAGGTGACCAACAATATCAAATGGTAAATAAACCATTAGAACCCGTAGGTATTGCTCCACTTGTGGAAGGACAAGGAATGCCTTTACCTGATTTTAAAAAAGTTGCAATTAATGTAGGAAAAAATATGGCTGCAAATTATGCAGCTAAAAAATTAGGTTTGAATGCAGCACAAGCATCAGGACTAATGTCTATTCTAGGAGTAGGTGCAAATATGTTTGCACCCCTTGCTGCAGTATCTGCACTTTCAGGAAGATCTTTAGGTATTTCAGATTATTTAGCGAATAAACGTGCACAAAAAGAATATAATAGATCAGAGAACATGCTAGAGGCTAAGGTTCTTTCAAATCAATTAGCAAATAAAGGTAGTGATAGAGATGATGCAATGGGTGGTGGAAATATACCTACAAAAACTGCTGCACCCAAATCAATAGGAGTTGCAAATCCGTACAGTGGTGGTATAGGTGGAATACATTCAGGATATTAAATGGCTAGAGTAGATATTGTAATTCCAGAACCAACTCCAAAATATACTGAGGAAAACCAAAGGCAAGTTACTCAGTCTTTACGAACTATGCAAGATAAGTTAAATACTTCTTATCAACAAGAACTTAAAAATGAACAGGATGCTTTTAATTATTTTTTATCATGACAATTAGATACAAAAATCAAGGTTTCAAACAAGCTACCACAGGGAAGACTACAGTTTTTACATGCCCTAGTGATGCAACGTGTATAGTAAAAAGCGTTTACTGTTCTAATAGTGATGCTTCATCAGCCATTCTAGTAAACATGAATTTAGTTGATTCATCTGATTCAAGCGCAGAGTACGAATTTTTTAGAGATGATGTGGCTGCAAAAACACAAGTTAATGCTACACCTCAAGGTTTAAATTTAGAAGCTGGAGATGCAATAACAGTGCAGGCAGCAACAGGTAGTAATACTATTCAAGGTGCCATAAGTTACGCACAAATAGATAGATCGCAGGAGAATGGCTAAACAAAAATTTACACATTTCGTGCCTAGACCTAAGCCACGTAAAAGACCTAGAAGACATACTAAAAATGTAAACAAAAAAAAGAAGTTGCAACATAATAAAAAATATAATAGACAAGGACGTAAACAATGAGTGATTTACCAATTATACCAGCAGAAGCTAAAGAAATAATTAAACACAAAAGAACAGGTAAAGTTTATGATACTAAAGCTGATTTTGACGCTGATGTTGCTGATCCCAATACTGATACTACTGCTGATGATTTTAGGCAGGATATACAAATCAAAGTGACAAGAGCTGGAAATATTGGTGCTAAAACCAAAGAGTAATGAAACCTAGAGGGGCAACAGAATTACAACACGAGTTGCTTGAAAAATATGTATCTAAGGACTTATTAGATAAGTTTCAGATATGTACATCTATTCCAGGAAAAGTGCCACTGGATCCCAGTAAAATAAACATACTATGGCAGAAAAACTCTTGGGATCAACCAAACCTGCAAAGCTTTTTTAGAAACAAGGACAGACATCATGAATATGATTGGTATGTTTTTAATTCACATTGGTGTTACGAAAAATTTAGATATTTTTTTCAAATACCTGAAGACAAATCTATTGTAATTAAGAATGGTGCACATCATTTTCCAAAAAGAAAAATTTACAAGAAAGGTGATCCCATAAGGATTATGCATCATTGTACTCCGTGGAGAGGATTAAATGTTTTATTATTAGCCATGCAACTAATACAAAATAAAAATGTAACTCTAGACGTATATAGTTCCAATGATGTTTATGGAAAAGAATTTGCTGACAGGGCAAACAAAGACACAGAGGCTTTGTTTGATCAAGCTAAACAATTACCAAACGTAAATTATATAGGGTACAAACCTAATGAATATTTATTAGAACACATTACGGATTATGACTTATTTGTATATCCTTCAATATTTGAAGAAACCTTTTGTGCCTCAGCTTTAGAAGCCTTATCAGCTGGACTACATGTTATTACAACTAATTTTGGTGCATTACCTGAAACTTGTGCAGAGTGGCCTGTATATGTAAATTATTCAAAAGATCTTGAACTTTTAGCTGCTAGTATTGCAGGAGCTATTGATATCTCCGCTCAATATTTACACACAGATACGATGCAAAATCATTTGGATGAACAACAAAAATATTATAAAAAATTCTATAGTTGGGATAAGAAAGCTATGGAATGGGAAAACTTTTTGAAAGGAGCTTTACGTGTCAAGCAGTAAATATATAAATGAAGATACTTACCAAACATTACAAGAGGTAAATATAGAAACACAATCAGATTACGAAAAAGCTGTAGAGCCTTTATGGAAAGAAAATAAAGATCAGTACAAAGATATTGAGTTGTTTGTTGCAACACCTGTTCATAGTGAAGTTTCAATACATTACACCCAAGCTTTAATAGAATTTCAACAAGAATGTTTTAAGAAAAAACTTAAGGTATCTTTTCATTTAATTAAATCTTCTCTTGTAACACAAGGAAGAAATTTATCTGTAGCTGGTTTGTTAGAATCAAAAGCAACTCATTTATTGTTTATTGATTCAGATATTTATTTTCAAGGTAAATCCATATTTGCAATGCTTAAGGCAGATAAAGATATAATATCTGTTCCATACCCTTTAAAAACTTTAATGTGGGATAAAGCTTTTGCAAAAATGCAAAAAGGTTTAATTAAATCACCTGATGATATTAGAAGATCTTTACATACTTACCCTATGAAAGTACCTGATCCTGATAACATAAAGGTTAATAAAGGTGTCATGGAAGTAACTGATTCACCAACAGGATGTATGTTGATCAAAAGAGAAGTCATAGAGAAAATGATAAAAAAATATCCTGAAAAAGAAATAGTACAAAAGACAGTTATAAATGGTAAATATGTCAACAAACCTAATATGTGGAACTTTTTTGATACCTTACATGATCCTAAAGAAAAAACTTATAATGGTGAAGATTTTGCCTTTTGTAAACTGTGGAGAGATATGGGTGGTAAATGCTACGCTTATATAAATGATGCTATAGTTCATGTCGGGGAACATCAGTACCAAGGCAAGTTTCACGATGAGTTGATATCAGCTAAGTAAAATGGTATTATTTCATATTTAAGATCTTAAAAGGAGTATTTATATATGCCACATCCACTAGCTATCGCTGCCGCATTATACGGTGGATATCGAGGATACCGAGGAGCAAAAGACGCAGGTGCATCAGGATTAGGAAGATTGTTCGGTGCTGCTGCAGGTGCGTATGGAGGATATAACTTAGCAGGGATGGTTCCTGGAGTATCAGCTCCGTCACCTATGTCTTTGTTTAGTTCCAAAGCACCAATTAACCCAAGATTTTTAGGTACTGATAAAGCTACAGGTGGTATGTTAGTTCCTAACCCTAATTTTAAAGCACCAACTAATCCTCAAGGTTTAGATAGAATTCTTAATATTTTGAAATCTGAAAAAGATGGTGAGATGGTTTATAGTCCAGCAAAAGTTTCAGCTGCAATAGCTGGTGCTACATATTTAAGTGGTGCATTTGACAATCAGCCAACTGATATTTTCATGCCAGGTTATAACTTGAGTTATTTAGATCTTAAAGAACAAAGACCTGGATACACATACATAGACCCAACAACAGGAAATGAAGTTGCATATCAAAAAATGTATTCTCCTGAAGAAGCAGGTAAGGAGGATAGACGTATAGGTCCATATTCAATGGTTCAACAAAGATTAAAAGAAGGTGGCATAGCAGAAGTTAAAAAATTTAATGAAGGTGGTGTAAACTATCTTCCATCAAAAATGACTCACGATGAAAACGACTCTAACAATTATGTTAGAGCAACAGGATATGTTGAAGATGGAGCAGGAGTAGGTGATAAAGACGAGGATACAATGTTAGCTCAATTAGCAGACGGAGAGTTTGTAACAAGAGCAGATGGAGTATTAGGTGCTGGAATCATAGCAGGTGCTAATCCAAATAGCATGAAAGACATGAGAGAAAAAGGTGCCGAATATTTCTATGAACAACAAAGAAGATACAAAAGAGTATTTGATTTATTAAAGGATAGAAATGGCGACAGCAAACAAAAAATCAATTAAGCCTTTAGTAAGTATATTACCACTAGAGCCAAAAGATATAGATACTTTTTGGCCACTAGCTGAGTTTATGGTAGCAGAAGCATTAAAGTTTTCAGGAAACTACGCTGATGCAAAATGGATTCAAGATGAATTAAAAAAAGACATGATGCAATGTTGGATTATGTTTGGCTCTGATGAAACAGAGGAGAATAAAGTATTTGGTATTTGTGTTGGAAGAATAGGTGTTATGCCAAACTTCAACCAATATGAGATTGTTATTTGTACAGGTAAAAGAAGAGAACTTTGGGAAGACAATCTTATAAAAGCTGTAACAGATTTTGCATTAGTGAATAAATGTAAAAGATTAAGTATAATGGCCAGACCTGGTTGGGAAAAAGTTTCTAAAAAATGGGGCTGGAAAAAGAAACATGTACAACTAGAAAAGTGGATAGGATAAAATTATGAGTTTTTTTGGAGGCGGAAGATCACAACAGGCAGCGACACCTACATCGCAAACACAATTTGTAAGAGAAGCTCCTGGTATAGAAGAAAGAAAAATAGAATTGATGGACATTGCGCGTCAAGTAGCGCAACAACCAATTAACCTTCCAGATTACCAAGTTGCAGGTTTAGGTGCATTAGAGCAACAAGGTATGACTCAAGCGGGTCAAACCGGTGTTGGTGCAGGAACTGTCCAGGCTGGTATCAACCAAGTAACAGGAGCAGCAGCTCCTATTGGTGCTGCACAAATTTCACAATATTTAAATCCATTCCAACAATATGTTACAGGAGAAATTGGCAGACAATCTCAAATGATGCAGAATCAAATTGCTCAGCAAGCAATACAATCTGGAGCTTTCGGTGGTGGAAGAGAAGGTGTTCAACAAGCAGAGCTTCAAGGTAGAACTTTAGAAGCAATGGGTAGAGCACAACAACAAGGTTTTAACACTGCATTAGGTGCAGCTCAAAGGCAACAGGCAGTTGGATTGCAAGCGGGTCAACAATTAGGTCAATTAGGTTTAGGCCAACAACAAATGGCTCAAGCAGACATCAATCAATTATTTGCTGCGGGTGGTGTCCAAAGACAACTTGCTCAACAAGCATTAGATGCACAAAGACAATCTACATTACAACAACAGTACGAACCATATCAAAGAGCAGAGTTCTTAGCTAACTTATATGCTGCAGGTCCTAAGACTCAATCAGGAGTTACAATGGGAACAGCACCGTCAACTAGCCCACTTGCTCAAGCAGTTGGAACAGGTATCGGTGCGG